AAGCACAAATTGAGCCGTCTACATTCAAGTTGCATTCAACATCAACGCATTTAGCAAATGTTACATTATCAGAAATGCAGTTTGTAGTCTTTGCTTTGTTTCCAGTGCTGTCCCAACAAACAATTTGTCCGTCAGTCATATCAACGGATTCATCACGTGTCATTACTGGCTCTAATGTAGTCTTATCAAACAAAGTAAATACAGCGTCAGTGTATGTTGTAAAAGGCTCCGCTTTTTCTTTGGAAGCCCAAGAAGTAAGGTTACCGACCGGAGTTACTTCGGTAGTAACATCTTCTGGGTCAGTGTACCATTTGTTATTTTCAAAGTCATAGGAAATAGTCGGATAACAAGTTTCTGTACCAGTACCAGTTCCAACCCTAAGAGTACCATCAGAATCCGCTACAATGCCCAAATCGTCAGTTCCGTTATACTTATTGATAACAAGTCCTGATAAATTAGAACCAAGTGAAGAACTGTTATTTGCACGTAATGTAATTGTATCAGCCTGGGAAACAACTTCCTCTTCATCAACTGTATGTGTAGTTCCGTCTACCCACAAGTCGCCTTTTATAGCAACTGTTCCGTCAATAACTGTATCATCTTCTACGGCTAATTTACCGTGAACAACAGAGGAATCACCAAGGTTTGTAATAGGATATGTAGTAACATCTTCAACTGTTTTAGTACCGTCATATTCTGTAATAGCAGACTCTGCAATAAGGCAGGTGCTGTTTGATAATGAACCGTTAGTAGCATGTTCTACTGGTGTATGGTATTCATTTACCAATTCATCATCAGAAACGGAAACATAATCCCTTGCATTACCATAAGAGTATTCTGAAACACCACCACCTGCGTCATGCGTTTTAGGCAGCTCCAGTCTGTCAGTCCTCAATTCAACAACTGCAAGGCGTTCATAAGAAACATATTCTGCAGTAAGCTGATATACTTTCAAAGTACCAGGAATATAAAACTGTGAAGTTGTGTCATCATAACCAAGCAATGTATATGTATTCAACTTTTCCGGTACATAGTAATAAGGCATATAATGGTCGCCTAATGGTGAAATAGTAAGGGGAGCAGGATTTTCTTCATTTACATAAAGGCTGTAATTTACTGTTCCGTCAGATTTTACCCTAAGCCTAAGTTTACCGTCATCGTATGAAATATCAAGTATACCATCAAGTGTAGTTTCAGAAGCGGAAATGTAAGCTGTGTTCTTTGCTTTCAGTATGTTTACTGACCACTTGTCATTTGTAGAATAAACGCCAGATAACTGTACAAGAGCATTATCATAATTTGGTACATCAATAGAATAATGGGTTTCACCTTGTGGGTCAGCATTCAGTTTTCCATTAGTAGAAATAGTATGTGTCTTTATGCTGTCAATAGTTGAACGTGTAAACTCCGCTACGGTTGACTTTACAATGTTTGCGTCTACTTCCGTAGAGGTAGTCTTGTCGGCAGTAATTTCCCTGACTGTAATTGTGTCAGAAGACAATGAATGAATGTCTCCGTTCATTACGGTTGCAGTTCCTATGTCGGCATTATCAATAGTAGCCTTGTCAGTAACACGTAACTTTTCAGTTATAGCATTATCAGAGTTTACTGTGTCAGCCGTAACGGTATCGGCAGTAACTGTATTTGTAGAAATGTTTGTAGGACTAAATGTATCAGTGTGTAATGTACCGACAGATAATTCATTTACTTTGTTTGCTACGGTAAGATTAGAAAAAGACGCATCAGTAGCCTTTACTTCATCGGCTTCTACTTTGGTAGCATCAATGTTATCAATCTCCGCAGAATTACCGGTAAATGTGTTTGACTTTACGGTGTCGGTTTCAATGTTATCGGCAGTAAGCTTTTGGTTTACCGTAACATTATCCGCAATAACGCATTCAGTAATTACCTGATTTGAAAGCTCATCTACCTTTTCTTCAACATTTGTTACTTGGCCTTCCAACTTTTCTATACTTTGTTTGATGGGTACCAGTTCATTCTTTGGAATAGATTTCGTCTGATTGTAATAACTATTTCGATTTTGTACCATTATAATGTTTCCTTTTATTTTATTATGCACCACAAATAAAAAAAGACCACCCAGATTATAGGTGGTCTTTCATTAGTTACTACTAAATGTTTTTCAAGGTTACAGACTTGCTACACCAGCAGATGCAGTCTTGCGAAGTGCAAAGTTTGCATATACGTTTGCTGAAATAGTAAGTTCAGGACCGTACATTCCAGAAGTACCAGGTTCAACTGTAAAGAGCTTGTCAATGTTGATTTCAGCACCAATACGGTCACCGAATCCACCATCACCAACAGACTCAATGTCAGCCTTACCAAGTTCATCGTTTGCAACAGGGTCAAGAGCCTTGCTTACATTGCCCATATCATAGAGCTTGAGGTCTTCCATTTCGAACATCCAAGCCTTATCTTCAGGACAGTAAGGGTCAACAACCGTACGACCAATGAATGCATCAGAGAATGCAACACCAAGTTTGTTGTAACCAGCAGTAGCACTCTGCTTTGAAGGATTAGCTTCATTAGTAGCCTGCCACAAGTTACGCTGCAAACCAAGCTCTGCACCGACTTTTTCAAAGGTTTCATCGTTTATTACGATGATGTCGTTGATACCACCAGCACGTTTTGTTTTCTTCAACAGAGAAACAAGAGCGTCAGTAAGAGGTGTACTACCAGTACCAGCGTTCTTTACGAACTGACCAGCAAGACGTGAAGGAGCAACTGAGCGGTCAACACCACGGAAGTCCGTAGCGATGTAAGAAGCCCAAGTATTACCAGTACGGTCTTCAAAGTAAGGAATGATATCAGGCAAGCCTTCGATACCACTGAATACGTTACCAGTACGTGCAGTATAGAGTTCAATGTAGTCGCCAGCAGAAAGTGAAACGCCTACAAGACCAGTCTGACAGTCGAATGTAACATCGTTGTCATCAATGTTAGTTACGGTTGCGTATGCACCAGAGCCATACAGTGTACCAGTAGGAGTACCCTGAGCGAATACGATACGTGAACCAACGTCAAGTTTGATTGCACCAGCAGAAGTAATAGTAAGTGTATTACCAGTTGCTGCAAGAGTAGCAGAAGCTTTTACAGTGTCGATAACACCAGCTTTACCACCGTAAAGATACATTGCCAAAGTTTTTGACAAGCCGTCGAATGCACCAGCCATTTTGTTGTTCAGTGCTTTCATGTAAGCACCACGTTCCTCAGAAGTTGAGAGGATTTCAGGCTGATTGATGTTGAAAAGACCGAATGCGTAACCAGGCTCCATTGCCCATTCAAGGTTGCGAACGCCACCTGTCTGGTTAGTAGCTACAAGGTTGTAGTTTGAACCAAAGTTACCACCGTTTCCGTACTGTGCAGCATAACGGATTTCCTTTCCACCTTCCCAGCTCTCCTTCTTTATATCGTGAAGGATAGGAGAGTTCTGGTACTTGTTGTTGTATACACCTTTCAGGTATACAGTTTTCAAAAGTGCCTTGATGTAGGCATCATTCACTATTCCCATAGTTTTTTTCCCTTCCTAGGTTTATAGAGTCTGGGCTCTTTTTTATTTTTATTTTTAGTTATGTCCAACGTATCTGTCGAACTCTTTGTTCAGTTGTTCCTGTGATGGAATCTTATTTTTTTCCCTCAAATATCTTTTGAGGTCAGCTTCGTCACCCGGTTTAGGTAATGAAGTCTTTTTGTCTGCTTTCTTTTTATTTACGGGAGCATCTCCAACTGCCTCTGCCTGCTTTCTTGTTTTTTCTTTCTGTTCCTCAGCAGAGTCAGGGTTTTTTGTTCCCATATTTGAAATTGTAGACATGTCAACCTTTGCGTCTTTCGGTATTGAAGCTGTTGATAATCTAACTGCCATTATTCTATCTCCTTTTAGTTCCTTTTAGCAAAGTCGTCAAAGTCTTTTGAAAGTTCTTCGTCAGATGGGATTTCGTCTTCTTCCTCATCCTCATCTTCCCCTTTCTCTTCGTTTCCGTCGTCCCCGTCTTCTTTCTCAACTTCTTCTTTATCTTCCTTTACGTTTTCTTTCAAAGATTCCAAAGCATCAATTTTGCTCTGGATTTCAGATAAAAGACTGTTTACAGTTCCGGCTTCGTCAAAGTCTTCTGAACCATAGCCTTCCGTTTTCTTTACTTTTTCGTAAAGGTCATCAGGAAGTGAATAGTCCTCGCCATACAAAATAGTTGCAGCAGGTTCTAACGGGGAGTATACTTCTGAATAGTTATCACAGAAGTTTGAGAATCTTTCATCGTCCTCGTATTCCTCAGCAGCAGATTTCAGTCCACCAATAATGGTGTCATTGACAAGATGTTCAAGAGCCGCAATCCTAGCATCCATTGCTTCAAGTGCTGCCCTAAGCTTTATTGCCATTTCTTTATCCATTCTCTGTTTCCTCTTTTATAATTTTATTATGCACTTTTTCTAGTCAATTCTATTTTCATATTTCATTACGTAATTTACGTACTGACCCTTTGAATTGGAGCCCATAAACTCCTCAAACTGTTCCGGTGTCATCTGGTAGTCATACCATTTATCACCGTTTACAAAGCGTAATGAACAGATGTTTGTCTCTGGATTATACTTTACTTCCGCTACTGCAGAAGACGCAACTTGTACAGCCGTAGCCTGTTGAAGACCAGTATCAATAATCTGTACATCACCAGTCAAGTAGGAGCCATCGCTTCCTTTTGTAAAGTATCTCATAGAAGTTGGGGCTTTCAACATAATTTCTTTTGGTGATTTGTCAAGAGCCTTTTCTACTTTTTTGGTAAGGTCGTGTATATCCTTCCAACTAGAAATTGTTGTATACCCCTTAGTCTTGAACTTTGGCCATTTCAATCCCCAAGCCATTTATTATGCCTCCCCTGTTTCATTGTCAATCGGTTCATTTACCATTGCATCATTTGGTTCAACTGGGTTTTCTTCAATAGTTGAAGTAATGTCCCCAGCTTCTACCGCATTTGGTGCAATTCCAATTCCGCTTTCAGATTCAACTGCTTCTTCTGGCTGTTGTGTCTGAATGTAGCCGTTTTCTTCCATCTTTGTAGCAAGGTTGTCTTCAAGCATTGTAAGGCGCTTTATTGCCTCAAGAATTTTTTCATTATTCTTTTCGTCGTCTGTAAGTGAAGAATAAAGTTCATTCTGGATTACAGTTATTTCTTGTGCAAGGTTTTCATAAGATACCCAGTCAGGAACTGAATAGTCGCCTTCATCAATTGCCCTAGTAATACACTGTGAAACACCATCGGCTACGGCAGATGCATTATGATAAGCATCTTCCAAGTCAGGCATGTCAAGATAACGTGCAACCTTATCTGGCGTAATAAGTCCAATCTGTGTAAGCTGCATAATCTGCTTTATCTTTTCAGCAGGGTCTTTGCTAAGTGAAGATGCTGCGGAATACTGAACCTTGAACAGGTCTGACTGTTTCTTTATGTCCTTCCACTTCAAGGAAGAAGTATTCAATGAATCTGGTAAAATGTCTTCATTATCTGGTAATACTTCAATAAGAAGCTTAGCCAAGTCAACAAAAGCATTTATGTAATGGTCAACCTGTGTTTCAAATCTGTCTGATTCAATGTCTTCCATTGTCTGTAATGCAACACCAGAATCAAGTCCAGACGGCTTTTTGCTCATGCTTGACAATTCAGAAATACCGATAATTTCATAGGCGGTTTTCTTGTAATAGTCCAGTAATGACTGCCACTGTGGGTCAAACATTCTTGGAGCAACAGAAACAACCGGAGGTACATTTACTCCCGGTGGCATTTTTATACCGTATACCGTACCAGCTTTGTTTGTCAGGTCTTTCGGATTTAGATTACTTCCTTCTACTACAAAGGTCTGATTTATTGGTGAAACCTGTGTAGCGGCAGAAATCTGTGAATTGATAAAGTCTACCTGTGTCTGAATGCCGTCCAGTTCCTGTACAATAGAAGTTGTATTTGTTCCAAAAACCGGTGAGGTAAAGAACAATGAAACAAGAGGAAGCGTATCATGGTCGTATTTGAATTCTTTTACAACGGAAGAGTTTACAATTATACACAGCTTCTTTTCTGGAACAGAAATGTAAAGCTGTAAATTGCATTTGAAATTATTACCAGAATAGTCAACGCCATAATCTGATAATTTTGCCGTCGGAAAGTTCAGGAAACGTATAATGGCGTGTTCTGCCTGTCCGTATCTTTCCTCACACTGTAATGTTGCAACACAATGTGCAGGAAGTGGCATAATTTCATAGGTAACCGGGTTTACAAAAATGTATCCCTTGCCCATAATACAAGCCAACTTGAAAGCAGTAGCAACTTTTTTGTTTATCTTTTGGTTATCAAAAAGAATGTCAAAGTATTGCTGTACATTTCTTACGGTTCTTTTAGTGCTCCAATCCCCATTTATTGCATTGAAATAAGGACGGACTTTCTGATTACTCAATTTTGATACAAGAGAGTCTATTACTGACTTTATAATGTTCATGTAAGCTGAACGTAACAAGTCGCTATCAGAAGGAATGTCAAAACCAATATTACGCCATTGCGTATCCCAGCTTCCCCTCAAATCAATTGACGTATCATTGAAGTACCGCATAAGCATATACTCATAATAGTCAAGGTTTGTATCGAGAACAGTGCGTAATTCTGAAATGTATCTTCGGTCTTTACTGTCCATTATTCTGACCTCCCATAGGCTGCATTATACTAGACAGATTGTTCTGTTTCAGTTGATTCCAGACTGGGCTGTAAACCTTGTTCTGTTGCTGCAACTGGTTCTCCTGGGACTGCTGTTCCACTTTCTGTTCCGGTTGCTTCTTCTGTTCCGTTTTCTGTTCCGGAAGGAATGTCTTCAGGAACCTCTTGTTTATCTGTTCCATTGTTTATAATCTCCTCTAATTGTGCAACTTTTCTAGTAAGAGCTGCAACCAAGCCTAATGTAGCTAATGCAACATAGTCAGTCTTGACTTTGTATACACCATTTTCATCCTGTACAACGGCTGAGTCTAATCCAGGAACTTTCAGTAATTCCTGAGCCACAATACCTAAATGTTCTTTATCATCAACGCCATACTCATTTACAAAGTCTGGCTTATACTGCCAAAGATAGGAGCCGATGTTATCCTTTATAAGGTCGAGCTGTGTATTCTCATCAGAAACATCAGCAACTGCTGGTTCATTATCTGTAAGAAAATTCCAATCCATTATTTTGCTGCTCCTCCACTAAATGCACCACCAACGTCTTTTACTATGCCTGTGCCCATTTTCAGATACTCAGTCCAAGAAGGAAGTTGTCCAGAAAATGCACGAACTGTATCCCTAATCTGCTTTTCTGTCATACCAGCATCCTTCATAGCCCTATACATGTAGGGAACTTGATTAGCAGATACCTTAGCCATAAAGTCTGCCAAGTCTTTCTGACCCTCAGTTGAAACAGCCATTTTTTGAAGAGTTGCATCAAGTTCTTTCTGCATTCTTGCACCTTCGCCTGATGCCATAAATCTGTTATAGCCAGCTTCTTCTGCATCTTCTTTACTCTGTCCGGCACGTACTTTATCTGCCCCAACTGCACCCTGTTCCTTTGCAATGTTGTTCATCAAGTCATCATAAAGTTTTAGTCTTGCTTGGTCTTCTTGTTCTGCATTAGACAGTTTATAGAAGTTGACTGGTGGAATTGCACCACCAGACGCCATAGTAAGCAATGCAGACAATACGGAACCAATTCTTGAAATAACAGACTTTGGTGTAGTTTTCAGTTTTGCAAAGTCAATGGTTCCGTCTTCATTTATCGTAACAAGACCATTTTTCGTAGCATAGTTCAAAAGCGTTTCCTTTGCATCTTTTGGTGTTTCTGGTGTAGTACCACCAGTTGTATTTGTAATTTCATCTTCAATGTCTTCTTTTTCATTATCATCAAAAGCTTCTATAGCAGTATTGGCTTTATCGGTAACGTCATTTGGACCAGTAATTTTTTCCTGTGTTTCCGCCAAATTCTCACCTGTTTTCTTTGCAGCTTCTTCTGGTGCAATACCTTCGCTTACAGCAGTCTGTGTGGTAGCAAGCCTCTGTGTTTCTGCGGCTCTGCCTTCTTGTGCATTTGTAAGGTTTTTATTCAAGTCAGCCTTTTCTTCTTCTGACTTTGCTTCCATAATCGGCTTATCGCCCTTTACCCAGTCCTTTATATTATCAAAAGCGTTTTTTCCATCTTCGCCTTTGAATAAGAACTCTTTGAACTTATTGCCCATTATCTTTCCTCCTTAGGAATGTAGTGATGTTTCTTTACTTTTGAAGAACAATCACTGAGTACAGTAGCGGCGGCTGATAATGCACCTTGACGTGTAGCTGCCTTACGTTTAGCTTCACTTTCAGCTTGGTTCGTAAGATTAGCTGCTTGTGTTTCTGTGAGCTTATTCAAGTTTGCTTCTTGATTTGCACCAACTGCTGCTGCTTGGTTTGCAGTTTCTGCATAGCCTTGTGATGCAGCATCGGCTGCTGCACCTGCACCTGCAATAGCAGACTGTAATTTACCAGCACCACCCATCATAGCGGCACCTTTTGCAGCTTTCTTTGCTTGTCCAGCCTTATCTGCGGCTGCTTGTCCAGCGGCAGCTCTACCTTCCTGATAAATCTGCTCTGTGGACTTGGCATTCTTTTTTCTTTCTTCTAGTAATTTATTAGCCTTGTCATAAGCGTCGGAGGTATCTCCACCACTCATAAAATTCTGCAATGAATCAAAAAAACCCATAGTGTGTAAACTCCTTAGAAATAATTGTTTATCAAGCTTTTGGTAAGTAAAATGTTTGCCAAAGGCTCTTCTATAATTCTTTCAGCAACAAGTTTTGTAACAAGTGCTTTTCGCATGTAGTCGTCTGAGAACATTGGACGAAGTTGTGGTAACATTTCTGAAACTGTTGGTTCAGTACCATTCCTTCTAAGGAATGCTAAATATTCTGGATAATTCATTATATCAAAAACACTCCTTTTGCCCTATGATAATTACTAATTCTACGGACATTATCCGTAGACCCGACATTCTTATAGAATGCATCCTCTGCTTTCTGTAATTCTTTTTCAAGGAATGAAGTATTTACATTCAACATGGAAGCAAAAATGTATGCAATCCTATATTCCATATATGCAAATAATGTATTGTTTGGATATGACAAAATAGTATCCGGTACAAACGGAGCATAGTAGTACTTGTTGTCGTCTGCATTATGGAATAACATACCGAAACCTGTTGAGTCATCAGTAGTCAAAGCAGATACTTCGCCTTTTGTTTCATGTCCAAAAATACAATTATAATTCCATTCAGTTGCCTGCCAACCGGTGAATACGTATACTTTTCCGTCTGCATATGAAATGACCATATAAGGACTGTCAACCTGAACGTTTACAAATCGTATGTCAGTACCATCGTCATTCTGCCTAGAAATGTAGTCGTAAAAGTCCATTCCGTCCCAAGTCATAGTCTGACTAGAAATGTTGAAATCTAATGTTTTTCCCAAGTATGTTATTGTTCCACTTGGCTTCGCTGTTATCGTTACTGTCTCAGTTGACTTGTCATAAGTAATGGCATTCTGGCTTGTTCTCGTATATGCAGAAGGCGTTACTTGAATCCATTTGTCCGGGGCAGTAATAGTAGCAGGAATGGTAGCATAAGTAATAGTCAAGTCAGTATGTGTAAAGTTTGTCTTTGGATACTTGAAAATGTTGTTTTCTACCCTCCAACCACTGGTCTGTGTTCCAACGAATGTTTCCTGATGCACTGGATTTCCAGCTTTATCTTCTACGCCTAAAATAGTGTAGCAGTCTGGAGGCAAAAATGTATCTTCATTTACAGTAATCTTGTTTACAAATGCCTTTGAATGTGTAACCAAAACGTCATAAATGTCCCTATATGCGTTATTCAAAACAGTAGTATTTGTAAAAAAGTCAGTGAATGAAGAGTTATCCGCATTTGCTAAAGTTTTTGCAGTTTTTATTATTTCCCGGCTAGTACGTGTAATCATGTTCTAATTCTCTTATAATTATTATGCAATAATTAGTTATTATTCCTTATTTCAATAAGCCTTTTGAAAACGTCTTCTACAAGTTTATAAAGATATTCCTTGAACTCTGGCTTTTTGAAGAATTCGTCTACCGTCAAGTCAAGAATTGTATTATAAATAATTTCTTGTTTCAACGAAATGTAGCTACCCTCTTTTATGTGATTATAAATAATAGCCTCTTCATACAAGTCCTTTACTTTTGAAATAACATACTTTGTTCTGTAATAGTGAAGCCCCTCTGTAAGGTGTTGAGGTAAATCTCTAATTGTACCATCGAGCTTTGTATTCACGTATTGTATTTGTGTGCGAATTATTTCACGTTCCTTGTCTTGAATTCCTACTGAAAATCCTTTACCTTGAAAGGATACCCAACCTTTTTTTACAGCAATAATTGCTACTGCTAAAACTAATGCAATAATTATTAGCAGTACCCAGTTCCCCGAAATAGCTGCCAATATACCAGATGCGTGTTCCATTTCAATATTCTCTCCTTACTATCCCATGTTTCTGTCAGAAAGATACTGGTTCCAAGCATACTTCACTGAGTCAGCTATGTCCGGGTGGAAAGTATCTTCATCAATTTTATATATAATGCAGCCTTTTTCTGCATTCCATTGCCATACTAATGCGTCGCATTCCCTATCAAACGGGTCGCCTTTTATAATCTGTAACTCACCCAATTCCAGTGCTTCACCAAGTCTTGCCCACTGATAATTTTCATCCTGCTTATAGGCATTTTCTACTTGAGTAATTCCTTGATTGTAGAAGTCTACTGATATTTGCTGGTGTGAAGAGTCTGCTACAACGTGAATGTCTTCCATTGGTAAGTTATACTTTTTATGGAAGGCTTCAACTATTGACTTTGCTTTATTTACCAATTCAGAAGCACCAGTTTTATTCTGTTTCCATTCACCAACAAGATAGCCTTGTCCTTGTGCATCAATAATTATTGGTGCAAAAGAAGAGTAGTCCCTCCATCCATAGTCAACACCAATATAGCATTTTACTGGATGGAAATTTTCTGGAATAATACCATAGTATGTTCTTTTCGGTAGTATCATTCTTTCAGTATCATAGGCTATTTCACCAAGATACTCACGTCTAAATGTAATGTTATTTTCATCCCAGTGGTTTTCTTCCAGTACTTTTTCCAGTGCGTGTTCGTGGTCTGGAATAGTTGGGTTATCAGCCATTGTAGCGGAAGAATGTGACCAAGAATCATCGTTCAATATTTCTTCCCACTTACTTCCGGCAGAAATTGGGGCAGTTCCTAAACAAACTATTTCGCCATCCCTACCCCTTACAATTGGTCCGATAATGTCTGTAAGTAAATAGTAAAGTCCCTGCTGGGACTGCATTTCGTCTATAATAAAGGCATAAGAGTCTTTACCTCTGAGCTTTTCCCTTTCTGCTTTTGAGTTATTTCCCCATAGTTTTATCGAGTTTCCGTTTGATAGGGTAATTTCGTATGCCCCATTATCAATGTGTGAGGTTGTTATGTGTGCTTTATCTATTGCGTCTTTCAGTTCTTCCCAATACAAGCCGGCAGTTTTTTCAAGTGTAAGACCAATTATAACAACTTCCCTCGGTTTTTCTTCCTTTTCCAAAACCATCTTCAAAGCAAGTCTTACAGCAGTATGTGTCTTACCTGCACGTCGACCCCATAACATAGTCTTCTTTTTATTTGTGTCGTCGTATACTTTTCTTTGATATTCAAACAAATGTTCCCTAAGCAGGTATTTAGAAAAGTCTGTGTTTGTTGCTTTTTTCTTGTTGAAGTAGTCAGAGGTATTCTTGGCTATTTTGTTTAGGGAGCTTATTGCAAACATTGCTGTATTTGCGTCTTTACTTGCTTCAATAGAAATACGATGTGCAGACTGCTGAATAAGCTTTCCAAGAAAGGAATCATTAGAGACTTTACCGGTGTCTAATACTTCCGCCCAAGATGAGTTCAAGACTTCTTCGATATCATCTTCTGGCATGAAAAGCTTACAACCACCCGGTGTTTTGACGGCTTTTGTCTTTTTACCTTTCAACTCAGCCGTCTCAACCGTTGTAAGGTTTTTCATTCCCCTAGCCATTTTTTAGTGTCTCATGTTCCTTGGTGCAGATGGCATTGTAGAAGTCTGCTCAGCATCAACTGAAAGAGAGAATAGATAAATGTCATTTGACTTCAAGAATATCTTCAATGCGTTTCCTTGAAGTTCTTGTGGAACAATTCTTATTCTCATAAGGTTGTTCTTCCATTCTGCTTTCTTTATTGTATCCTTTATCTTTTCTTTCTTTATTTCTGTTCCGTTGAGTGTATCAAACTCCACTTCATAGTCATAATTAGCAGGATTTTCTGTATAGAAAATAAAGTCAACATACTTGTATTTTGTAATGGTATCTGGATTACCAAGGTATTCTGTTTCAATTTCCAATGGAACTAATGTATTCCACATCCACGGATTATAGGCTTCGTATGTAGAATCTGAAATAACTTGACAACCAACATCAGTTGACTGTAATCTGTTACCAGTAACTCCTTCAATAATACAGCTATCACTTTGTGTCTTTACAAAAAGCTTTCCGTCTTCAAACAGAATATAAAGTGCCTGTTCAGCAGATGAATACAATGAATCAACAATGTCTCCCATGTCTGCAAAGGAAATAGAACGTTGTAATGTATTGGAAGCAGTATACAAGTATAGGCACTTGTCCCATTTTGAATAGAAGTATGCTTCTGCAGAAGAGTTTGCCAAGAAATTCATACCGATAGCATAAGCAGTGAAAACGTTCTGTGAATAGTCAGTCTGTGAACCCAAGTAGTAGATACCCTGTCCGTCAAAGTAATAGTTACCAGACTGGATTGTAAAGATTTCAGAGCCATAGTATACAGACGCTTTCATGTTATATACCAGGAATGTTTTATTATTCTTTGTATAGAAACGAGCGGCGTAATTGTCACCAACGTCAACAGTTGAAGTAATGTAGTTTTCACCCTGTGTCTTTGACAAAATACCGATTGGATAAATTGTTGTTTCAGCAGTTGGGAACCAAGATGTATCAGAGAAGTTAGTGTCATATGAATCGTTTATGACATTGGATACCAGGTATCTTGAGTTTTTATACAAAACGTCCGTTGTTGCCTGTGAGTGTGTCCAGTATTCTTCAACGTTTTCGTTATCATAGAATGATTTTGATATGTCTGCCCTGAAAATACCTTTCTTGTTATTCAGAACCTGCTTGTTTACATTATTCAAAACAGAAGAATCTACAAAGAAGTTTACTGTAACAGCAGGTACCAAAAATGATGAGGCAATGTTTTTTTCAAACAACTGTGAGTTGAATCCAAAGCCATAAAAGTATACATCATTAGAAATTATAGAAGACCTGTCGCTTGGCATTACGTATTCAGTTCCAATGTATGGGTCTATAATAGATTCCATTATGTAAGGAATGAATGCTCTTTGGAAAGTAAAGTTTCCGCTTCTGCTTTCTATAATTACATTCTTTGGACCAATAATGTTTGTAGTGAAAATGTAGTCAGTTGCTTTATCAATTTTTATTGTACCAGTTGGTTCAATAGTTGAATGTAAAACTTTTCCAGCAGACCAAGTAGCGAGGTATTTCTTTGTTCCATCAATTGTTATGGAATAATTATCACCCATGTCGTGTGGGGTGAATAACAGTGTTTTATTGTATGACAAAGAAATATTTGTCAGTGCATAGTTCTGAACTCTGAAATTATCAACAGTACTGAATGAGAAAGGTACAACAGACAGTAATGAATCTGTACCAATACCACCCAATGAATGGTTATAGAACCAAGTCTTTGCAGCCAATTGTTCAGTTGTTAGAGGATGCAAACGAACTGCCCAGAATCCACTTCTATCATATCCTTGAACTGATTTACCACTATAAAGACCAGGG